GTCAAGAAGTAAAAGGTGTTAAAATAGAAACTTCAATTGGTACATACCCTATTGATAGTTTACCTTATCAAGCTTTAAGAATGGTTAGAGTTGATAATGAAGATTATGGTAGAGGATATGTTGAAGAATTTTTAGGTGATTTAAAATCATTAGAAGGTTTGTCTCAAGCGCTTGTTGAAAGTGCGGCGGCATCTTCTAAAGTAGTATTCATGGTTAGACCTAACTCTGTTACTAGAAAAAAAGATTTAGCGCAAACTAGAAATGGTGACATTATTACTGGTAGTTCAGATGATGTTGCTGTGTTGCAAGCACAAAAACAATATGACTTACAAGTAGTTGAAAGAAGTATTGCTAAGTTAGAAGAAAGAATGTCTTATGCATTTTTATTAAACACTGCAATACAAAGAGATGCTGAAAGAGTTACAGCTCAAGAAATTAGATACATGGCACAGCAATTAGAAACTGCTATGGGTGGTATATATTCATTACTATCTCAAGAATTTCAATTACCTTTGGTGACCATATTAATGAAAAGAATGTCTCAAGCAAATGAGATACCTTCTTTACCTAAAAACTCTGTTAAGCCTACAATTATTACAGGTGTAGAAGCTTTAGGTAGAGGTAATGACTTACAAAAATTAAGAGAATTTGTTGCTGAGATAGGAAACTTAGCACAAGTAAATCCTCAAGTTGTTCAAACATTGAATACACAGGATTTAATAAAACGTATTGCTACTGGATTAGGTATTGATACGGAAGGGCTTATCAAGTCTGAAGAAGAATTAATGGCAGAACAAGAAGAGATGGCTGACCAAATGCAAAATCAACAGATAATGCAAATGGCTGAAAAAGCTGTTGCACCTGCTGTTAATGGCATGATGAAACAACAAGAACAAGGATAATTAGATGGTAGATAAAGTAGAAGTACAAGCAGAAGAAACTGGTATTGAAAAACCAGAAGAACAAGTAAACGAGACACAGTCAACACAAAGTAAACCTGAAGGCTTACCTGAAAAATTTAATTCAGTTGAAGATTTAGCTAAGTCATACGCAGAGTTAGAAAAGAAACTTGGTGGACAATCTCAAGAAACAAAAGAAGAAGTAGACCCTGTTGCTAAAGCACAGCCTAAAACAGAAACTAAAACTGATAACAATAAATTAGATATTGCTGAAAAAGCTGTATCTGATGCAGGTTTAGATATGTCTTCTTTACAACAAGAGTATTCTGAAAAAGGTGAATTAGATGCTAAGTCTTATGAAGCTTTAGAAAAAGTAGGAATTACTAAACAATATGTAGACAACTACATTGCAGGTCAAGAAGCAATTGCTAATCAACAAGCTACTGAAATTAAGCAAACTGTTGGTGGTGAAGAAACATATCAAGAGATGGTTGATTGGGCTTCTAAAAATATGACTGAAGGTGAGAAACAAGCATATAACAAAGCTGTAAACAGTGGAGACATGGACACAGTTAAGTTAGCTGTTAATGCACTTAAAGGTCAATATGAAAGAGCTAATGGTGTTGAACCTAATCTAGTAGAAGGTAAAGCACAGCCTAGTCAAGAACAAGGCTTCCAGTCATGGGCACAAGTTACAGAAGCTATGGCTGACCCACGATATGCAAAAGATATGGCATATCAAAATGAAGTAAAAAATAAATTAGCTAACAGCAACTTATAGGAGTTATATGATGTACGGAAAAAAAGCTAAAGGTAAAAAAATGTTAAAAGGTGGACAGAAAAAACTACCTATGGCATTAAAGAAAAAAATAATGAAGGCTAAGAAAAAGAAATAGTCATGGCTAAAAGAGGTTTATATGCAAACATTCATGCTAAACGTAAAAGAATTAAAGCGGGCAGTGGTGAGAAAATGCGTAAAGTTGGTAGCAAAGGTGCACCAACAGCTAAACAATTTAAAAGAGCGGCTAAGACAGCTAAGAAAAAGTAATGCCGGCTAAAAAATATCAGTCACCTTCTGGTGGTTTAAACGCCGCCGGAAGGAGATATTTCAAAAGAAAAACTGGTGCAAATTTAAAAGCTCCAGTTACAGGAAAAGTAAAACGTGGTTCTAAAGCGGCTAAACGTAGAGCTAGTTTCTGCGCACGTATGTCTGGAGTAAAAGGTGCTATGAAGAAACCTAATGGACAACCTACAAGAAAAGCTTTAGCATTACGTAAGTGGAAGTGTAGATAGTTGTGCACCCTTTTTAGGGGGCAACTCGCCAACACATATTTAATAAAGTGTAATAACTTGACCACCTGCGGGTGACAATCTTGAATATGAAACTGAAACATATGTAGAGGCTTTTATAAATAAACGTCATAACAAAGGAGAACACTATGGCAAATGCAAGTCCAGTATCAGTTGGAAAAGTAAATGCAGGTGGTTCGGAAGACGCTCTGTTTCTGAAAGTTTTTGCAGGAGAAGTTTTAACTTCTTTTGATAGAGCTTCAGTTACTCAAGGTGCAGAAATGGTTAGAAGTATTTCTAGCGGTAAATCTGCAACTTTCCCAGTAATGGGTAGAGTGGATGCTTCGTACCATACAGCAGGTGCTGAAATAACTGGTTCAGATGTAAACCACAACGAGAAGGTTATTACAATTAATGACCTACTTTTATCTTCAGTATTTTTATCAAATATTGAGGAAGCCAAAAACCATTGGGATGTAAGGTCAGCGTACTCTACTGAAATCGGTAGAGCGTTAGCTTTCCAAAAAGATAAGCATATCTTACAAACTATTGGTCAAGCGGCACAAGCTTCTGCAAACGTATCTGATAGCGGATATGGTGCAGGAACTGTACTAACAAACACTAACATTGCTTCAGCAACAGCTTCAACTGCGGCTAACGCTATGATAGACAGTTTGTTTGATGCGGCTAAACAATTAGATGCTAACTACGTTCCAAAAGAAGGTAGAAAAGCGTTTATCAAATTAGAAGAGTACTACAAATTAGCTAACGGTACTAACGTAACTAACGTTGACTTCTCAGGTCAAGGTTCAATTGCGGAAGGTAAAGTTATGAAAGTAGCGGGAATTGAATTAATTCCAACTGCACACTTTGTAAACTCTGCTATCACTGCGGCGCCGGATGCAGGTTCAGCAACTGCGGGTGGTTCAAACCCTCAAGCTGTTGACTTATCAAACTACGTATGTTTGGTATCTCATCCTTCTGCTGTAGGTACTGTAAAACTTATGGATTTAGCTGTTGAAAGCGAATATGATATAAGAAGACAAGGTACCCTAATGGTAGCTAAGTACGCTATGGGTCACGGAGTATTAAGACCTGAAGCGGCTGTAGGAATTAAAGAAGCGTAATAGCTTAACTTTAATCTTGAAGTGGCGGGAGCGCGAGAGTTAACCCGCCATTTCTATTTAATATTATAGGAGATTATGACTACACAAATTACACCAACAACTGAGTTACAAGCGATAAACATTATGTTGTCTGTTATCGGTGAAGCTCCAGTTAACTCAATTACAGGTACAGTATCAGTTGATGTATCTACAGCAAAAAATATTTTAGATGAAACTTCTATGTCAGTCCAGTCTCAAGGATGGCATTTTAATACACATGAAAAATACACATCATTATCATTAGACCAAGATAATAAAATTCCCCTACCTGCAAACTGCGTTAAAGCTGACGCTAGTAAAAACTTTAGATATTTAAATTTAACAATCAGAAATGGTTTCTTATACAATTTAGAAAAACATACAGATGTATTTACTGAAGTACCTAAAGAAGTAGATTTAGTTTTAGTACAACAGTTTGAACAATTACCAGAATATGCAAGACAATACATTACACAAAAAGCATCAAGAAGATTTGCTTCAAGATTTCTTGGTGATAGTGAAATTGTTAAATTAATTGCTAATGATGAAAACGAAGCACTAATGGCATTTCATCAAGCTGATAGTCAAGAAGCTGATGTTAATATGTTAGAAGGTGATAGTAATACTTATTCAATAATTAATAGACCAACTAGAAGGACTTATTAATGGGTGGTGTAGTATCACAGAGTATTCCTAATTTTCTGAATGGTATCTCACAACAAACACCAACGCAAAGAGGTATTAATCAAGGAGAAGAACAGGTAAATTTACAAAACAATATTGTAGATGGTTTATCTAAAAGACCATCATTTGATTATATAGCAACTTTAGATGCTACCAATGTATTTCCAAATACTACTAAATTTTGGTCTATACAAAGAGATAAAGAAAATCAATATATGGTTGCATTTTATAATGGTGGTGTAAAAGTTTGGGATTTAGATGGAAATTCATTACCTGTTACTATAGCAAGTGGTGCTAGTTATTTAACTTCTAGTAATCCTAAATCAGATTTTAAATTAGTTAACATTGCTGATTATACTTTTATTGCTAATAAATCAAAAACAGTTTTAGCAGATACTACAACTACTGCTTCAAAAATAGAAGAATTTTATATTAATGTTGTAACTACTAATTATGGTAGAGAATATGCTGTAACAGTACAACATCCTAATATGTCATATGCAGTTAAGTCATCATTGCAACTGCCTACAGGAAGTAATTTAAACCATGATGCTATATTTAGAGATACTTCACATGTAGCAGACATTTTATTTAGAGGTACTTCTAGTACATATTTTGATGCATCATCAGATGCTTCATTTAAATTAACTAGAGAAGATACTGGAGCTACTTTAAGTACAACTCAAGGATTAGGTACGTCTTCTGAAGTTACTAATTATTTTACTATGACACTTTTTCCTTCAGTAATTAGAGGAGTGTCTACAGACGGAAATGCAAACTATACAGTAGAAACAACAGATGGTTCTGGAAATACAGGAATGTATTCTGTTAGAGATGAAATTTCTGATTTTACAAAATTACCTTACCATGCAAGTACTGACAGTATTATAAAAGTAACAGGTGATGAAGGAGATACATTATCTGATTATTATGTTAAATATCAAACTGATGGTGTTTGGAAAGAAACTATAGGACAAGGTGTTAGTTTAGGTTTAGATAACTCTACAATGCCACATGCATTAATAAATAATAATGATGGTACATTTACATTTCAAGAAATAGATTGGACTGATAGAACATGTGGAGATGGTATTACTAATGCAAACCCTAGTTTTGTAAATAATAAAATAAATAATTTATTGTTTTATAAAAACAGATTAGGTGTATTAGCTAGAGATAATTTAATCTTTACAGAAAATGCAGAATTTTTTAATTTCTTTTCAAAAACTGTAACACAAGTTTTAGATACTGACCCTATTGATATAGCGGCTTCAGGTTCTGAAGTTAACACATTGTTTGATAGTGTTGCATTTAATGAAAGTTTGTTATTGTTTTCAGAAAAAGCACAATACAAATTAGGAAGTGTTGGTGAAACTATATCACCTACAAGTGCTGTACTTAATGAAGTATCTGCATTTGAATATGACAACAATGTAAAACCTGTATCAGCAGGTAAGTTTGCATATTTTTGTCAGGCAAGAAATAATAACACAGCAATAAGAGAATATTTTGCAGATGATGATACATTAACAAATGATGGATTAGACATTACTGTATCAGTACAAAATTTAATACCAACTAATGCATATCAATTAATTAGTAACACTACAGAAGATACATTAATAGCATTAGCTTCAGACACAGCAGATACACAAACAGCACCTTATACAACAGGTACTGATATAACATCTACTAATGGTGGTACTATGTTTATCTATAAATACTTTTTTGATAGAGGTGAAAAAGTACAAACGGCATGGTCTAAATGGATATTTAATAATGCTAAGATATTAGGTGGTATGTCTTTTGAAAGTTTTATTTATTTAATGGTTGTAGAAGGAACTAACACAAAATTAATTAAAATAGATTTAAGAAATTTAAAAGATACAACTATAGGTTTTGGTGTATATTTAGATTTGAAAACAAACGTTACTGGTACATATGACAGTAATACTAATTTAACTACATTTACAGCGCCTTATGGTGCAAAAACAGGTTTAATAGCAATTGATGCTACTAACGGTAATAATTATGCTGTAACCAATACTAGCGGTGCAACTTATACTTTAGAAGGTAATCACACTAATTTATACATTGGAATACCTTTTGAAAGTAAGTACACTATGTCTCAACAATATGTTAGAGAAAGCTCAGGTAGAGGTTTAGTAGCTATTACTTCAGGTCGTTATCAAATTAGAAACATATCTTTTAATTATGAAAACTCAGGATATTTTCAAGTTGAAGTAACGCCTAACGGTAGAACAACAAGTTATTCATTTATGAACGGATATATAATAGGAACAGCTACAAGTAAAGTAGGTGTGCCTGCAATTAACTCAGGAACTATTAAAGTACCCGTTTCATGTAGAAACACAGATTTTACATTAGATATTAAAAGCTCTTCACATTTGCCAATGTATATTGCTAGTGCAGAAGTAGAGGGTTATTATCACAATCGTTCACAAAGGATTTAAATGACCAGAGAAAATTACGTTAGACCCGCTATACTAAAAGATGCTTTAGAGTTAGCACCTAGAATACGTAAAGATGATAGAGCAGAAATTAGAGCTTCTAATAATTCATCACCTTTAGAAGCATTAGTGTTTCCATTTACGGAACCTAATGGTAAAGTTTATAGTATTATAGGAACACAGTCAGAAGGTGTTATAGGTATGTTTGGAGTGGCTAAATGTGCTGAGCCTGATTATGGTGTAGCATGGATGTTGTCTAGTGAAACATTGTTTAAACATACAAAACAATTTATTAAAGAATGTCCACACTGGATAAATGAGATGGGTCAAGGTTATAAATATCTTTATAACTTTGTAGACAAAAGAAATTGGAAGTCGCTTAAATGGCTTCAGTATTTAGGCTTTGAACCAAAAACTGAAATAGGAGATTATGGTTTTGGTAAGATGCCATTTTTATTAATGATGAAGGAGACAAATAATTAACTATGTGTGATGCAGTATCGGCAATAACTGCCGGCTTAAAAATAGCTACAGCAGTACAAGGATATAGAAGTCAACGAGCTGTCGCTAAAGGACAAGAATTAGCAAATGCACAAACAAGAAAAAATTCTGACCAAGCATATCTTAATGATTTATCAAAAATAGACAATGAATATGTATTAGCTAGTAGAGAAAGAAAAGTAGCAGATTTTAAAACAAGTCAAGAAAAAATTAAAAAACAATCACAAGCTTTAAATTTAAACGC